GAAAAAGTCCCGTGTATGTACGCTTCGGAAATTAAGATACCTGGAATGGAAACTCTGTCTTTGGAGGATAAAGAAAAAATTGAGCCAATCTTGCGCCAATTCAAAGTAATTCAGACTAATAACTATAGAGATAAAAGTGATTGGGAAAAAATGCAGGAATTTCTTGAAATGGAAAAGATTGTAAAGCAATTTAAAGAAAGCATGGGGCTTAAAGGCAATCTTAGAGACGAATTAAAAGAGCTTATGGGAATATCGGGCGGTCAATATAGCCGCTATAAGAAAATCAGCAATAATTTGATAGAAGAGCTGATGAAAGAATTCAAAGAAGAAAGGATTAAAATTTCAGTGGCTGATGCCGTAGCATCTCTGAAACCTGAACTGCAACAGCAGTCGTATGAGATTTTTATGGAAAACGGGACATTGACACCTTCTGATGTTGAGCTTCTGAAAGAGCGGCAGGAGGTAGATATTTCAGGACAGATGACAATAGAACAGGCAACAAGGCAGCAGAAGCCTGCAGAAGATGAGACGCCGATTCCCGTAGAACTGCAGATAGAAAGATTCTTTGACAGCTTGAAAAAGAACACAACAGCCAGGATCCGCAATGGAGACAAGCTGATGGGAACAAAGATGATTAGTATGCTCTATTGCTATGTAAAGCACAGAAACGGGTACCTGAACTATCAGGGACATCCGGATAGGATCACATTCAACCCAGACAGCCCGGAAGAGAAAGAAATGACCTGGCAGGAGCTGACCGAAGAGCTGATCAGACGCTACTCCACAAAGAAACCGGTCAAAATGACCACAATTGATGCACCGGAAGCGGTAGTTACGCTTACGGAGTCGGCAGCAGTTAAAGCGTTTTGTGAAGCTTATCCCAAAAAATTGAAAACGATCATGAGGATATGCCGAAGATGCAAAGACAATGCAGAAGCTGCTAAGGCCGTACAAATGGATTTTGCACCAGGTGGATTTAGTTCATCAAGCGGGAGCAACGTAAATTATAGCTTTATGTCGTTCACAGCAGGACTTGAAATTGAAGTGAACAGTGAAAAAGTATCAATGAAATATGGCCGGCTGATTGTAGAAGCAAAGAATCTCTATGATCCATTTTCTCCAGAATTCGATATAGAGCCAAAGAAACCAGAAACAAAAGATGAGATTCCGGAAAAGAGCTGCCAGTCGGCAGCAGAAACACCGGACAAAAAGCAGCAGGAAGACCATTTTGTTGAGGCCAACAAAATGGTAAAACATCTGAGAAATACAGATAAAATCCCGGATGCATGGCCGGAAGATTTAAAAGACATCCCAGTACCTACAGATGTAGAAATCATCGGCTATCTGTACGATGAAGAAAGAAGACTCAAAGAATTCTTTGAAGCAGAAAAAGAAGATCCTGGATTACCGCATATGGCAATCCTGAAACAGCAGCTGATCGTTGGAGGACTGAGAATTATTAAAAATCTTGTAGAAGATTGTAAGGAAGAACCGGAAGAATCAGAACAGCCGCCTCTTCCAATCATGAGAAACAATGACCAGCGCAAGGAGTGGCTGAAAAACTATAAAGCCTGGGGACTCTGGTACACCGATAATCATACCGGCGTGAAATATTACAAATACGATTTCGAAAACGGTGCCCGTTTGATCGTAGAAGAATACGAGAAAGAGCCTTTGCCAGAAAACAGCTGGTATGTGCCGGAAGAAACATATTACATGCATCTGATAGGAGGACCGGAACCGGACAGAAAAGGCGGAATTCCAAAATGGACATATCATTCGAAATACAACAAGTATCCGAACAGTGAAACAGAACTTGTGGAATTTTTAAAGGAGATTCAGAAATGAGCAAGTTAGATCAATATATGCAAGGACGTACAGAGGGCATGGAATTCGCCCTCCGCCTTGCAAAAGATAAAGGAATAGAAGAGTTGGAGAAAGAAGTCAGATTCCGAAACCGGACAGGAGTCTCGTTAAACCTTACCAGACAGGAGATAGCCGCCGGATCCGACAAAATCAAGAATATGACTTTTGACACCATGTTAGCAATGAGTCTTATGACTTTAAGAGATGAATTCACCTTCGGAAAGAAACGCCTGGAAAGATTCAAAGACAGATTCACCGAGAAAGCTGCATCTCTGGCAGAAGACTACTGCACATGGCTGGATATAGTAGACGTGCTCAAGGAAGAAACCGGAATAGATTTAGAAATCCGGTGGAATGACAAGAAATGACCGATTCGGTCACTAAAAAAGGGTGCTACTAAAATTCACATAGATACATCCTTCCTGTGTGAGCCTGTCAGATCACAGGAAGGAGAAAGGAGAAAATGTATGTTAATCAGAAGTCAGGATAAAACAGCACTGGTAAAGTTTGAAAACATTGTAGTCAATCTAAAACTCCCAGATTCATTGAATGTTATATGTTGGAGTTGGCAGGATGCACAGAGAAGTGGAGGATATTTTATTTTAGGAAAATATTCCACAAAAGAAAAAGCCATGAAAGTACTGGATATGATTCAGGAAGCATATGCGGACGCAGAGTTAATTCCAATGACAGTGCCAAATATCGGGAAGAAGTTCGCAGAAGCGCCAGCATCAAAAGAAAATGAACTTCTGGCTGAAGCTATTGGAAAAGCACTTATGAACAAAATGGTCTTTCAAATGCCAGAGGATAGTGAGGTGGAAGCATGAGTGATGTAATGGAATTTGTGCAGAACGAAGATGGTACGTTTGGCACATACGATGATACCTATGACATTGTAATACACTGCGAGACAGAAGAGGAACAGAAGAAAGTTATTGAACGTTTAAAAGATACTGGCTGGATTCCTGCCAGTGAGAGATTACCCGAAATCAAAATTACCGCTGGTTGTAATAGCTGCATTGATAAGATTACCGGAGAAGGAAAGGACATTTAAGAATATGAGCAGAGAGGAACAGATATGCGAAACCTGTAAAGAGAATGATAATGGTTTCTGCGATCGCATTGGACGCATGGTAGAAGATGACGACTGGTGCGCAAAATGGAAAACCAAAGAAGTTCCGGAATGGAAAGCAAGGATGATGAATACATTTCTGGCCGGACACTGAGAGGAGGGCGGAAATGATCCCATTTTTATACGATGTAACAGATAGATCAGGCAATCTGGTGATAGGCAATGCAACATTTACAGAAGTAGTGGAAAGTCTAAACTGCTCAAAAGCACAGGCGAACAATGCAAGGACCTCCGGAGATTTAATCTTCAGGAAGTACGAAATGCACAGAGTTGATCGGAAATTAAGCAGAGTGAAGGATATCGCATTGCTTCAGGAATTTGATACCGTCCGTCTCCACTTGCTGGGATATAAGAAAGGCGACAGGAAATGAATAAAAGACAGAAAAAGAAACTATTCCGAAAAACCATGGGATGGAATCCTCCGGACTGTTTAATCTACACCAGCCTGGACTACCATGTTTTTATCGGTAAGCCCTGGGGAGGTCTGACAGCCCTAATCAGAGAAGCAAGGAGGTATACCAGATGAAACAGGGAGGATTATTATTTCCTAAAGAATCCACCAGAAAAAAACGGAAGAAGCACCACAAAAGCATCATAGACAGAGACATGAAGAATCAGTGCTTCATTTGCGGCAAAACAGGCTATACAGAACGCCATCACATCTATGGCAGCGCAAACCGCAAATACTCAGAACAATATGGCTTAACCGTATATCTTTGCCCAGAATGCCACAGGACCTCAGAGATATCAGCACACCGAAACAAAGAAGTCAGGATTACCCTGCAGCGGATCGGTCAGAGAACATTTGAGAAGAAGTGTGGCAGCAGGGATAAATTCACGGAAATATTTGGGAAAAACTATCTGGAGGATGAATAGATGAACATTGCACATCATCAAAGACAAAAATGTTACAGCCGGAATGAATTGCAAGGAATACAGATTCTACGAACAAAAAGTGACCGAATCGGTCAGGAAGGAGAAAAATGAATTACGACAAAAGCAACATCCCTCTCATGAGAATGGGAGACATAAGAAAGACGCTCAAAAGAACGTTCAAAGTCCGCCCAGGCAGAAAGATTAAATTAAAAGCGCGGGTAAGAGATGATGGAAACAGCACACGAATCATATACCATACAGCAACTGTTATAAAATTATATCCCTATGTGGTACAATTACAGCTGGAAAACGGGCAATACACCTCTCCCGGATACACAAAACTATATCTGATGCTCCATGGTGCCGACGAGGAATAAGAAATAGGAGGAATACCGAAGTGAATAGAGACTTATTGGAACAATACACAGATGCAGTAAAACTGATCAAAGAAACGAGAGAAACCATAAAAAAGCTGGAGAAGAGAAACTCTGTGCAGACAAAAGATACAGTTTCTGGAAGCAATTCGGAATTCCCTTTTCAACCTATGCATTTTGTAATCCAGGGTAAAACACACGATGAGGACAACAAGATAGAAAGACAAAAACGTAGACAACAGATACAGATAGAGCAGGCAGAGAAGTTAAAGAACGATGTGGAAGAGTGGATGCTTACAATTCCATTCAGAATGCGCAGGATCATTAAGTTTAAGATCTTTGAGGAAATGAACTGGCAGCAGGTTGCAAAGCATATAGGAGGAAAAGCAACTGGAGAATCTGTGAGAAAGGAATTTGAAACATTCATGAAAAAATAAAAGTTTTTCCGTTTTTTCCGTTTTTTCCGTTTTAAATATGCAATAATATAAACTGGAGTTGCTGAAATGGATATAGGTAAATCTCCTTCCTTACGTTTGCCAGGTGCCACAGCCTGGCGAATGAATTGGTCGGTACCAGACCAAACACAAAAAGGTACAAGGACTCACATGGATTTTCCTTGGCGTAGGAGCCATCTGTTTGTAGAAAGCAGGTGGCTCTTATACTATGGACATTTAGCTCAGCTGGGAGAGCAATCGGCTCATAACCGACAGGTCCTGGGTTCGAACCCCAGAATGTCCATACATAATTACCGCGGGATAAAGTAACGGAAACTTACAGGCCTCCTTAGCCTGGAACGGTGGTTCGAATCCGCCTCCCGCTATCAGAGAACAGGAGGGATGGAATGATATACAAACGATGTAGCAGATGCGGGGGTAGGGTACCAGCAGGAACTACATGCCTATGCAGAAAGAACAACATCAGAGAGTATGCAAAGCCAACCGGAATAAAGAAAGAATACCACACACAACGGTGGAAGAACCTGAGACAGTTTGTACTTAACAGTTATGACGGGCTGGATATCTACATGATGTACAAGCATAACAGAATAGTGGCAGCAGATACGGTACACCATATTGAATTATCGCAAGACAGACCTGACCTGTTCTACTCAGATTCAAACTTGATTCCAGTCTCAAGAGCTGGACATAAAGAGATACATAAACGATATGAGAAAGAGGGAAAGACGGTAGTGCAGGAGGAATTGAGAGGCTTTCAGATGCGTTTCAAGACCACCGGGGGATAGAAAAAAGTTTTGAACGGATCTCCCACGACCACGTATGCCCCTTTCTTTCTACAAAATTCCCAAAACAATAAAAAAGTTGGCAGGCCAGAGAGGAGGGAGGACAAGGGCGAGACCAATGAAACCAGTCAGCTTGCAGAAAAAGCACCTGACAATAGTAGAAGGACAAAAGAAAGCAGACGCAGAAGACCAGGTAAGAACAGAGAAAAACCAGCTCAAACGTCCTCCGACATGGCTGATAGATGATGTGGCAAAAAAAGAATGGCGCAGGATCATAAAAGAGTTGGATAAACTAAATATAGTCGGAAACCTGGACAGGAATAATATCGGAGGATATTGTAATGCGTTTGCAAACTATGTAAAAGCCACAGAAATATTAAGTCAGCAGACCTATTATGTTGACAGAGAAACCAGAACCGGAGTAATTGTCGTAAAGAATCCGATGGTAGACATTCAGAAAGGATATGCGGAAGAAATGCGACGCTTTGCTGCCTTGTGTGGATTGACAATTGATTCGAGACTGAAAGCCGGCACGGCAAAAGTGAATAAGCAGCAAAAAGAAATTGAAAACCGGTTTGGTGCAATATGATCCTTGATGAATTAAAACAATACGCATTAGATTGTATCTCTGGAAAGATTATCAGCGGCAGGAAACACATATGGGCCTGCAAAAGATTGTTGAAAGATATTGACCGAATCGGTCAATTGGATTTCCCGTATGTGTGGAATGAAAGACAGGCAGAGAACATTGTAGAATGGTTTGCACTCTTACGACATAGTAAAGGAGTTCTGGCAAAGCAACCGATCATTCTAACACCATGGCAGAGATTTAGAATCTGCCAGCTGTACGGATGGGTTCATAAAGATACCGGATATCGACGTTTCAAGAAATATTTCACAGAAGTGGCTAGAAAGAATGCGAAATCTCAGGAAGAGGCAGGTATTGCACTCTATGAGGCAGCAGTTACATCAACCAAGAACGGAGAAGTATACGAGATTTATACCGCCGGCACAAAACGCGATCAGTCCAAAATTGTATTCGGGGAAGCCGGATTAATGCTTCAAGGATCACCTTTGAGGATGAAATTTAAGGTAACCAGGGACTGTATAAAACATCTGAAAAGCAATAGCACAATCAAACCATTATCAAAAGACGATGGAAAGTCCGGGGATGGTACAAACCCTGCGCTTCTGGTTTTGGATGAGTATCATCAGCACAAAACCACGGAGTTCTATGATTTAGGAATAGGATCAAACACAAAAGAGCCACTCTTGATGATCATAACAACAGCTGGAATGGATTTAACTTATCCTTGCTATGTGACTGAGTATCAGTATTGTTCCAAGGTGTTGGATCCAAACACGGACGTGGAGAATGATGAATATCTAATCGACATTTGTGAGATGGACCCAGAAGATTATGAAGACATTTCAAATCTGGATAACGAAGAGACTTGGAAGAAAGCTAATCCGATTAGAATGACATATCCGGAAGGTGTTGATAAGATTCGCGGTGAATATAAGATTGCCAGAGAACAGCCAGAACATATGACGGCCTTCCTCACAAAATGCCTGGATGTCTGGGTGCAGGCGAAAGAGAATGGGTATATGGACATGTCGAAATGGAAAGCCTGCCAGGTGGATGAATTACCATTTGATATAACGGGGTATCCGGTGTATGTAGGCTTCGATATGTCTGCAAAGACAGATCTTACATCAGTGGCGTTTATGATTCCGTTTTTATCCGGGGAATACGATGCGAATAGAAAAGAAATAGTAAAGTATATTCTTTGGTCGCACAGTTTTATCCCGACAAGGGAGAAACTTCAGGAACATATTATAAAAGACAAGGTTGCCTATGACGCGTGGGAACGCATGGGATTTCTGGAGGTAACAAACACTCCGATCGTAGATCAGGGAGCGGTTATGAGATATGTTCTTGAGACCTGCGAAAAAAGGAAATTAAAAATACAATGCCTGTGCTTTGACCCTGCAAATGCGAGTAAATTAATGATGGATCTGTCAGATGAAGGATACGATGTCGAAGAAGTATTTCAGAGCCACAAACACCTTAACGAAGCAACACAGGGATTCAGAGAGCAGGTATTTTGCAGAAATATTATATATACTTACAATCCCCTGCTGAATTATGCGATGAGTAATGCGGTAATCCGGCAGAGTAATGGACTTATCAAAATTGATAAGGACGCAATAACAAAGAGAATTGACCCGGTGGATGCAACATTATGTGCTTTTAAGCTGGCAATGTTCCACACCTTCGGGGATGATTACGGAGATTATATTGATAACTTTATAGAGGAGATATTACACGAGGATTCTACAGAAAATTAAAAATATGTGGAATTCCCTTGCTGGAGAATCTATATCGCTGGATGATGAGAAACTTCTGGATTGGCTTGGCATTGAACCAGATACACCGAGAAATGCAATTGGGGAGATTACATATTTCACCTGCCTGAAGATGCTCTCTGAGACAATGGGGAAAATGCCACTGAAATTTTACAAACAGACGGACAAGGGAAAAATTCGAGCAGAGCCGAATCGAACATCAAGACTATTGATGGAAAGACCGAATCGGCTCATGACCCCGACAACATTCTGGGGAACAATAGAATACAACTGCGAACATTATGGAAATGCATATGTCTGGATTCAGACAAAGTTTGAAAAGAAAGGCCGTTTCGGAGGAGAATATAATGTTCTTTCATTCTGGCCGATGCAGAGCAATTATGTAGACGTTTTGATGGATGATGTGGGTGTATTTGGAGAAGCAGGAAATTTATACTATCGTTATAGCGATCCAAAAACCGGAAAAACATATACGTTTTCACAGAATAATGTGCTGCACTTTAAAACATGGAGTACATTTGACGGAATCATGGGGAAACCTGTACGCCAGATACTGAAAGATTCCATAGCTGGTGCGATTGAGTCACAGAAATATCTTAATAAGTTGTATGCGAGTGGGTTGACTGCAAAGGCGGCACTACAATATACAGGCGATCTGGACAAGCCTAAACGCCTGGCACTGCAAAAGGAATACAACAGCCTGCTTTCAGGAGCGAAGAATGCTGGAAAAGTAGTTGCAGTACCGGTTGGAATGACACTGCAACCATTGAATGTAACACTTGCGGATGCACAGTATTCAGAATTGAAAAAGTATACTGCTTTGCAGATTGCGGCAGCGTTTGGAATCAAACCGAATCAGCTCAATAATTATGACAAGTCCAGCTATTCAAATTCTGAGAGCCAGCAGCTGGCATTTCTGATTGACACGATGAGCTATCGTCTTTGTCAGTACGAGCAGGAAATCAATTATAAATGCCTTTCTGATCAGGAAAGACAAGATGGATATTATTTTAAATTTAATGAAAAAGCCATATTACGGACCGACTCAAAGACGCAAAAGGATGTTATTGTAGGATACGTGCAGAATGGACTCTATACAATCAACGAAGGAAGAGATCTTTTGGATTATCCATTCGTAGAAGGCGGAGATGTCAATATGGTTAACGGAACATATCAGCCAATCACCCATATAGGTGCGGCTTATGGAATCAATGTAGGTGGAGGTGAAGGAGAGGGAGATTGATGTAAGAGGAGATATCATAGGGAACGATGATAAGTGGATCTATGACTGGTTAGATTGGGAATCTACCTGCCCGAACGATGTTAAAAATGCAATTGCAACACTTCCAGCAGGAGAAAAATTGACTGTAAATATCAATTCTGGTGGAGGCTCCGTGATGGCGGGACAGGAGATTTATTCTATGCTCAACGGAAGAAATGACGTAGAAATTAATATTCAGTCACTCGCAGGGAGCGCAGCAAGTGTGATTGCAATGGCAAATACCTGTAAAATGAGTCCTGTTGCAACGATCATGATTCACAATGTTTCTATGAGTGGAGCATCTGGAGATTATCATGATATGCAGAAGAATGCAGAAGTTCTGAAAACAATGAACAATGCGCTTTCAGAAGCATATGTGAGAAAAACAGGAAAATCCAAAGATGAAATCCTTAAAATGATGGATAAAGAAACCTGGCTTACTGCAGAAAAAGCTCTGGAGATGGGATTTATCGATAAGATTGAAGATTCTGGGCAGCAGTTCTTTAATTGTATATGTGGAATAAGACTGACTGACGATATCCGCAATAAAGTTTTGCAGGAAAAAGAACAGCAGGACGAAAAAGAACAGTTAAAAAATGATTTATTAAAGGACTTAGATCAGTTTGGCATCTAGGCAGAGGAGGAAATAAGGAATAAGAAATTATTAGAACTTTTAAACTCTATCAATGAGAAGAAGACAATGGTACAGTCTCTGGTAGAACAGGGAAAACTGGAAGAAGCAAAAACGGCAAAAGAAGAACTGAAGAATCTGCAGGAACAGTTTGATTTGCTGAAGGATATTCTAGATCCGGACGGAGACGGAAACGTTGCTCTGCCGAAGAATCCTACTTCGGTAGAACCGAAGAATTCCATTGCAGAATTTGCAAATGCGGCAAGAAGAGGTTTTCAAAATGCAACAATGACAGAAGGAACACCGGCAGACGGCGGTTATACAGTTCCGGAAGACATCCAGACGCAGATTAATACCTACAGAGATGCTGTATTCTATCTGATTAATCTCGTTGATACGGAACCGGTAAAGACAAATAAAGGACAGAGAACATTCCAGAAACGATCCCAACAGAAAGGATTTAAAAAGACTGGAGAAGGTGGAAGAACAGCAGCAGTAGAAACTCCACAGTTTGCAAGAATTTCTTATGAAATTGAAAAATATTCTGGATATTTTCCGTGTACAAACGAGTTACTCGCAGATACTGATGCAAACATCACAGGAACATTGACTACCTGGATTGCAGGAGAATCCCGAGTTACAAGAAACAAATTAATCCTGGAACAGATTGCTACAAAAGAAGTAACTGAAATGAGCAGTATTGATGATATCAAAAAGGCATTGAATGTAACACTTGGACAGGCTTTCAAGACAACATCAACAATTGTAACGAATGATGATGGTCTTCAGTGGCTTGATACACTAAAGGATAATGAAGGGAGATATCTTTTACAGTCAAGCCCAGCAGATCCAATGCAGCTTAGACTTTGCGCCGGCGCAACAACTGTTCCTGTAAAAGTTATTCCGAACAACGAAATGGAATCTGATACAAAAACAGCTGGTTCCAGAAAAATTCCAATGATTATTGGAGATCTGAAAGAAGGAATTAAGTTCTGGGATAGAAATCTCACAACGCTTATGACATCTAATACTGCTGTCATCGGAGATTTAAATGCTTTTGACGAAGATCTGACACTTTTCAAAGCAACTGAAAGAGAAGACTGTACAGTAAAGGATTCTGCTGCGTTTGTTAATGGACAGATTACGATTAAGGACACAACTGTTACAGGATCATAAGTAAGGCGGTATCTAAATGGATATTGATGCAGTAAAAGAATACCTGCGGATCGACGATGATGCAGACGATATGACAATAGAACTGATGATGAGCGCTGCAAAGGAATATATAAAAGATGCGGTTGGAAGATGTGATGAGAAGAATCCGAAAACAAGGATGCTGTTCTATGCTCTTATGCAGGACTTTTACGAAAATCGTATTTTAGTAGTGAAAGAAGCTGACAAACAGAGATTGTCGCACGTGATCGGCTCAATAGTTCTTCAGCTGCAAATGGCAGAACTGGAGGCGGAGACAGATGGTTGATATTGGAAAAATGAACAGGCGGATTACATTTCTCCGCCTGGAGACTACGGAAGATGAAATGGGACAGGATAAATCCGGATGGAAAAAATATCGTACAGTATGGGCAACCATAAAACCATATAAATCTTCAGAGTATAATTTTATGAGCAAATTAAAGCCGGAGGTTACACACAGAATGTACATCCGCTTCCGAAAAGATATTACTGCAGATATGAGGATTTTGTATCAGGGACACACGTATTCCATTGCAGGCCCGCCGCTTGATATGGACAATACGCACAGAATGTTGGAAATCCAATGCGAGGAGGTGTTCGAAAGTGTCAAGTATCAACTTTGATTTTGACGCTTCGGAACTGATCCAGGCAATGGAGAAGGCGACAAAACAATATCCTGCATCTGCGGAAAAAGTTTTAAAGAAAGAAGCGAAAAATATTGCTAAGGATTTACAAAAACGAGTAAATTCCGAAGCAAAAGGGCACCATTACCGGCAGGGGAAGAACAGCGGTGACGAAGAAACGCAGAAGCCATTAAGCGAGAGCTTCCGGCAGGGAAGAGTAATCCGTTCCGGAAGTAAAATGACAATCGCCGTAACGTCATCAGCTCCTCATTATCATTTGTACGAACTTGGTCATGATATGGTCACTCATAATCGGAAGGACAAGAAAGGAAGAGGGAGAGCAGGAACTGGAAAGAAAGTCGGAGAAGTAAAAGGAAGAAAGACAGTTGCAAGATATATGGCGCAGCGTGCGGATCACGCAGAGCTGATCGGACAGGAACTGCTTGACGAAATATTAAAGGAGGCTGGAATTGACTCTTAAAGAAATAAAGAAAGCGGTCAATTCCGCTTTAAAAGAAAGATATCCAGAATACAAAATCTATGGCGCCGATACAATAGAAGGCTATACCAGACCTTCTTTTTTTGTATATATAACACAGACCTTTTCAGAATCAACAAAAAATGCCAGACATAAGAATGTAGAGGTTGAAATCTACTACATACAAAAAGCGGCAAACGAGGCAGATGGAACAGATTTTTTCACCATAATGGAAGAAATGTTCGGGCAGAAACTGACAGTAGGCAGCAGAAGCTTGAATACAAGCGACATGGAATTAACCTTCCAGGGAGAAAATGCAAATGTACCGATGTGTAGATTCGACGTAGAATTTTGGGATCGGATTGAAAGACAGGAAAATGTTGAAACAATGAAAATACTTATGCTTGGACAGGAGGTAAAAGACTAGGGGCTTACCAACAATGAACGTTGTCTTTGTGGCAGCGGCAAGAAAAACAATAAGACGAGCTGAACGTGGAACGGTTGGAATGATCATAAAAGAAACAACGGTACCAACCGCAAACCCGACTGTTATTTACAGTGAAAAAGATATCCCGGAAGCATTTAGTGAAGAAAACAAAGAACAGATCAAATTTGCGCTGAAAGGAAATGACACAACTCCAAGAAAGGTAGTTGTATATGTCCTTGAAAAAACAGAAGAAAATTACAGCAAGGCTTTAGAATACTTTGAAATCAAAAAAGTAACATGGCTGTGCTGTCCGACTGTAAAGACTGATGGACAGGAAGAAAGCGTCCTGACATGGGTAAAAGAGCAGAGAGATGGCAATAGGAACAGGGTAAAGGCAATTCTGCCTGATAATACGGCGGACAATGAAGGCATTATAAATTATGCAACGAGCGAAGTGGTTGTAAACAATAAGAAATATACGCCAGAGGCGTTCTGTTCCAGGATCGCCGGACTTCTTGCGGGAACATCGTATAAAATATCATCTACATTTGCCGTGTTGGAAGAAGTAAGCGCATGTGAAAAACTGGATAAAGATGCACTGGATACTGCTGTGGATTCAGGAAAATTTGTTGTGTTCTACGATGGAGAAAAAGTAAAAGTAGCAAAAGGTGTCAACTCTCTGACGACAGTTCAGAAAGGAAAAGCTGATTCGTGGAAAAAAATCCGTGTTGTAGAGACAATGGATATGATCCACGACGATTTAGTGCTGCTGGCTGAAGATAACTATATCGGAAAGTATCCAAACACATACAGTAACAAATGTCTCTTGATATCGGCAATCAATTCTTACTTGAAAGAGCTGGAAAGAAACGGGCTGATACAGGACTATGAAATTGGGCTGGACACAGAAACGATAAAAGAATATATCATCGAAAACAAGGAGATCTCCAGAGACGAAGCAGAAGCAATGTCACAGGAAGAAATCGAAAAACAGTATACAGATGATAAAGTTTTCCTGAAGGCATATGTGACGATCGTGGACGTAATGGAAGACATTAATCTGGAGATTGCTGTGTAAGGAGGAAACAAAAGGAATAATTATACAGATGACAGAGTTGTCAACGGCACTTTTGGAGAGTGCTGGATAGACAATGACTACATGGCAGAAACGACAGCTTTGCAGGCAAAGATGAAGCTTGACACGACTGAAGTTAAGAGAACCGGAACGCTGGAAAAAGGGTATAAGGTAACCGGGATTAGCGGAACTGGAACCTTGAAGCTGAATAAAGTGACATCTTATTTCATAAAGAAGATTTCAGAGAATTTAAAAAAAGGAAAAGCAACAAGAGCGACAATCATTACAAACTTAGAAGATCCAGAGGCATTTGGAGCAGAAAGAATTCGCTTAGATAACTGCGTGTTCACAGAACTGACACTTGCGGACTGGGAAGCAGGTAAGCTGCTTGAGGAATCTATACCGTTTAACTTCAGCAGCTTCGAAGTACTTAACACAATAAATGCATAGGGGAAAGAATATGAATTTAATTGAAAAGTTACTCAGCGTAGATAAAACAAAAGCCACGGAAAAAGAGACAAAAAAGATTAAATCAAAGAAACTGGCCAAACTGGTAGGCGAAGATGCAGAGATTACGATCAGAGAATTATCAGGGAAAAGATACAATGCCCTTCAGGCCATGTTGTATGACAAAAAGGGAAACCGTGACATGAATGCCACATATGATTTCAATTTAATGTGCTGTGTGTACGGTGTCGTGGATCCATGTTTGACTGATCAGAAATTGATGGAACATTTTGGGGCTTCTACGCCAAAGGATCTTGCGGCGATTCTGTTCGGAATGGAAACTGGAAGCATTGCATCAGAAATCGTAAAACTCTCAGGACTTGGAGAAGACGCTGAAGAAGAAGTAAAAAACTTATAAAGGTGGACAGCGAAGCAAGCGTTGCTTACGCATTGTTCCGCCTGAAAAAATGGAAGCCATCGAAATATTACAATATGGGCGCGGGTGAACGATTAATCACCCGCGCTTTTTTGAAACAGGAAATACAAGACTTAAAAGAGGAGATGAAAAACAAGGGCAGGTAAGACGGTTGCAGCAGTTGTTAAGTTGATAGATGATTTCAGCGATCCGTCAAAACAGGTGGCGGCCCAGGCTCGTGACCTGGAAAAACGTTTTAACAATGTTGCTGATGTGTTCTCTCATGCCGGAGATGCATTTACATCTGCCGGAGAAACATTGACCAAGTCGGTCACTGCACCACTGGTAGCAGTCGGAACTGCGGCCATTAAATTTTCCTCTGATTCACAGGACGCATTTCAGCAGTTTGCGGCGGCAACAGGTACCGCAACAGATGAGATGGGCAAGTATAAAGACATGATCAACAATGTCTATAAAGATAATTTTGGTGAGTCCATCAATGATGTTGCGGAAGCAATGGCAACTGTCAACCAGAATATGTCTTACCTGGATGATTCGGCTCTGCAGAGATGCACGGAATATGCCTATACTCTTTCAGACACCTTCGGATATGACGTTGCGGAAAGCACCAGAGCTGCAGATACCCTGATAAAAAATTACGGTGTATCTGCAAGAGAAGCTTTTAACCTGATCACCCAGGGAGCACAGTCAGGAATGGACTATTCCGGGGAAATGATAGACAGCATTAATGAATATTCAGTGCAGTTTAAGAAACTTGGACTGGATGCAGAAGATATGTTTTCCATATTTGCCAATGGCGCTCAGAATGGCGCTTTTAATCTGGATAAAGTCGGAGATGCTGTAAAAGAATTCTCTATAAGAGCAATAGATGGTTCAGATACGACAAAGCAGGGATTTGAAGCTCTTGGAATGGATGCAGCGAAAATGGCAGAGAAATTTGGAGCCGGAGGAGATGCCGCAAAGGAAGCGTTCAATGAAGTGATAAAAGGACTTGCTTCCATGGATGATCCTGTAGCACAAAGCACAGCCGGTGTTAACTTATTCGGAACTATGTGGGAAGATCTGGGACCGCAGGTCATAACCTCTATGTCAACGGCAAGTGATGCAATAGATAAAAACAAGGAGTCTGTCGAAGGACTGGTAAATGTAAAATACGATACATTATCAGGCGCTCTGGGAGGACTTTGGAGAACGATACAGGTAGATGTGCTGCAACCAATTGGGGACCAGTTGATTCCGTATGTCACAAAAGGAATCAGCGTTGTGCAGAAATTTACAGACAAATGGAATAAACTGGGACCGGCCACTCAGAAAACAGTCGTGAAATTCGCGGCAGTGGCAGCGTCGGCAGGGCCTGTTTTAATGGGGTTTGGAAAAATTTCTGCCGGAATAAGTACGGCGATCTCAAACTTTGGAAGAGTAGGTGGTGCGATTACAAAACTGACGGGTGCTTCAGGATTCTCAGGAATTGCAAAGATTATGACCGGTCCATTTGGAATTGCGGCAGCGGCAGTGGCAGCAGCAGCTCTGCTGATCTATAAAAACTGGGACAGAATCGCACCTATTTTGCAGAAGATAGGGGATAGATTTGTGGAATTCTGGCAGACAGTAAAACCGCAATTAGAACCGTTCATAGAATTTGTGGAAAAAATAGCATCATACCTGAAAGAGACATTCGGACCGGTAGTCGAAGAAATCTTTAATTTCGCCGGAGAATTTATTGTCGGAACATTTGATACGATTGGAGTTGCCATTGACGCGTTACTCACTATGTTCGAAGGAATTATCTCCTTTTTGAGCGGTGTGTTTAAAACAGACTGGGAATCTGTATGGAATGGATGCAAGGAGTTTGTAGGAACTGCATTCTCAGGACTGGCTGATATGGTAAAAGTTCCGATTAATGCTGTGATATCAATCGTCAATGGAGCAATCAGCAAGATTAATTCAATCCATTTTACAGTTCCTGAGTGGGTACCCGGAATAGGAGGAAAAGGCTGGGAGGGCCTTAACATACCACAAATCCCAACTCTTGCGAAAGGCACAGATAACTGGCAGGGAGGTATCGTACAGATCGGTGAAAAAGGTGGAGAGATTGTAGATCTTCCATCTGGAAGCAGAGTGTATCCACACGACGAATCTGTACAGATGGCACGCCAGGAGGCAAAGAAGAACTTTATAGTCAAAATTGCGAAGCTTGCAGACAGTATCGTAGTGCGAGAAGAATCTGATATTGATAAAATAGCAGAAGCGATTGTAAGGAAAATCGAAGAGGCAAGTGACAACATGCCACAAACAGCGTAGGAGACAAAATGGAATATTGGTTAAAAAATGGAAATAAATCAATCCAGCTTCCGATCAGACCCGAATCATTTAGCGTGACATTCGAAAATGCGCATCAAACAGTAAATGTGCAGACGAAAGGAGATGTAACAATTCTTGGAAAAAAGGGACTCAAGACATATGCATTCGAGTCCTTTTTCCCGGAAAATGATTATCCCTTTGCAGATTATGCAAAAGACAGAAATCCGTGGGAATATGTAAAAGAAATTCTTAAATGGCAGGAAACGCCTATCCAGTTTATTGTCACGAAAACAAAACTGAATAAAAAAGTAATCATAAAATCATTTCAGTTCGGGGAAGAAGATGGAACTGGGGATATAAAATACTCACTTACTATGGACGATTACAGACCACCTAAGTACACTAAGCCGGCAAAAGCTGTTCTTGAACCGGTCGAATCAGATAAAAAGAAACCAGAGAAGGAGAATAACCGGCCAGACAATAAACCGAAAAAGAAGACGCATACGGTATCAGGCAAGGAAACGCTTCGGAGCATTGCGAAGAAATATTACGGTTCAGGAAGCTATAGCAGCAAGATATATAATGCGAATAAAACGGTAATAGAAAAAGAAGCAAAGAAACATGGCCACACGAGCAGCTCGCACAATGGAGTGAAAGGCTGGTGGCTCTACAATGGAACGAAACTGGTGATCCCATGAAACTGAATTGGAAAGATACGAATATAACTGGGTACGTTACGTCGGTAAGCTGGTCGGGAAGCGCAAAACAAGCGGCCAGATCGGTAGTATTCAATGTTGCGTATAGTCCAAATGATAAAAACGTAAAGAACCTGGGAATTAAACTGGGAGATAAAATAACATTTTACCCGGGATATCCGGATGATAAAAAGACAAAATTCATTGGGATGGTAACATGCAGGGAAAGAAGATCAGAGGCAGGGGAACTTTCGTATACCGCACAGGACGGAATGATTCATTTACTCAGATCGTCGGGAACCTACAAATTTGCCAACAAGACGCCTGAAAAGATTACATCTTTGGTATGTAAGGACATAAAAGTAAAGACTGGAAATCTGACTAAAACTAAAATTAATATTCCTAAAATATTCTTTCAGGAAAGGTCGTATTATGAAATCATTATGGCTGCATATACAAAAGCGTACAGGAAGAATAAAAAGCCATATATAGCCCAGATGAACAGAGATAAGCTGGAAGTGATACAAAAAGGAAAAGTTATCCCCAATTTCCACATTTGCCAGGGGGAAAGAATTGTAGAATCCTCTTATTCTGAAAACATTGACAGCATGGTAAACCGAGTATACATATACAATTCGGATAATCGAAAGATAGGAAGCATAAGTAATTCAAAGTGGGCTGATAAATTCGGAATCTTCCAAAATTCTATATCTGTAGATTCGGGGAATGGAAAAGCAGAAGCGAAGACAGAACTTCATGGGATTGATAAAACATCAAGCCTGACAATGATAGGAGACTGCAGATGCATCTCTGGATTAGGAGTGATCATAGAAGATTCCAGAACCGGACTCAAGGGAAAATTCTGGATAGAAAATGACAGCCATGAATGGAGTGACGGTTTATACACCACAAAACTGGAACTGGCTTTTAAAAATATTATGGACGTTCAGGAAGAGGACGAAGAACAGGAAACATCTGAAGGTTCTTTTGGATCAGGGACAAGCAGCGCATTAGAGGATGTACTAAATCAGGCAAGAGCCTGGATTGGAATATCAGGGAGTACAAATGAGGCTACACAGTACTATGGATACAACGGAGTTGCATGGTGCTGTATTTTTCAATGGTCAGTTTTTAACAAATCTGGCCACGGAAATTTGTTTATGGGCGGCGGAAAAACAGCTAGTTGTTCCGATGTAACAGAATGGTATCAAGCCAGAGAAAAATTCGGGACAGTACCAAAAGTTGGAGCTTTAGTAGTTTACGGACCAGGAGGAGGAAGCCACATAGGTCTAGTAGAAAGTGTTTCCGGATCAGGAATAAATGATTACGTGTCGATCGAAGGTAACACTAGTGGAGCGGCAGGAGGCTTAGCAGCGAAAAAACAGTACGGGAACCGAAGAAGTGATGTATATGGATTTTGCTATATCGACTATCCTGTTACAACAATATCGACAGGAAATGACTCAGTAATATCCGGGACATCGAAACCAATACCGTCCGGACTGCAACAATCTGGGATATGTCCATGGGATTACACAATATATCCGTTTTGGTATAGCCGATGGAACGGTGATTCTATGCAAAGACGGGTAGCGGATATATGGAATGCGAAAGGACGAGCAAGCAATCATGGCATAGCGACTATAGATGGTTATTATCTTGTTGCTGTGGGTTCATATTTTGGCTCTTGTGGCGACCTTATAAGTTTTACACTGGAAGGCGGAATAAAACTGAATTGCCTTGTTGCGGATGAAAAGAATGCAGGAGATGACAATGGGAGCATTTATGGACATAAGCAAGATTATCCCGCTCCCGGATGGTCAATCATAGAATTTGAGAGCATGGGTGGAAGCGATTACTCAAATTCTGGAGCATTGCTCAATGTAAGCCAATGGAAAGGGAAGAAAGTGACAGCAGCTGTTAACGGAGGAAGATACAAAGGTCTATAAACATATACGAACGTTACGTAGAGCAAATGAGAAGAGCTGGGCGATATTACAATGCTCAGCCGCCTCAACTGGGAATTATGATGGATGCGGGAAAGATCAAAATAGATACCATGACGCTGGACAAAAATGATTATCTGATAAATTGTAATCTAAGATTGGACAATAAGAAGAAAATATTCACACATAATTCGAAGCCGCAATCAGCAGAATATATGACGGATTCTTCACATAATGCAACACTGGAAGAATACAAGAAAAATATTCTACAGGAAGGAGACAGAGTCCTTCTTATAAAACTTAATAAACATGAAAAATATGTGGTGATAGCAAAGGTGGTGGCGCCAGAATGATGTTTCCATTCGTGGACAACGAAGAAGATGATGAGAAAGAAGAAAATTTATATATTCCACGGGAATATGGAATCAATTTTGAAACCGGCCAGCTTTCTGGAAAGATAGTAGAAGGATACGACGCACTTCTTGTGTGGGTATGGCTGGCATTAAAAACGCCAAGATATAGATACTATATTTATTCAGAGGACTATGGACAGGAATATGAAGAACTTATCGGGAAAAGCTACTCAAAAGAACTGACAGATTCCGAACTGGAACGGATGACAGAAGAGTGTCTGACAGAAAATCCGTATATAACGGGAATTGAAAATTTTACGTGTACAAAAGACGAAGGAAAAGTAACGGTTTCATTTCGACTGATAACAGAGCTTGGAGACGGGGAGGTGAATGCAGAGGTTTGAAGAAATGACATACGAAGCAATCATGCGATCAATGATGAAGGACATGCCAGACGACATTGATACATCAGAAGGCAGCTTGATTTTTAACGCATGCGCAAAACAGGCGGTAAGACTTGAGGAAGCTTATCTGATGCTTGCTGGAATAGAACAGAATATGTATGCAGACACAGCGGACCTGGAACACTTAATCAGGAATGGAAACGACAGAGGATGTTATATCAACCAGGCAACATATGCAGAAATGACTGCTCAATTTAACTGTGAAGTGCCGCTCGGATCACGCTGGAATCTAGATGAGTATAACTACACAGTTTACAACGTGATTGATGAAAAAGAACACACATATCGGCTTGGCTGTGATAGCCCGGGCGCAGAACCAAATCACATAATGGGAGATCTTGACCCAATCGGATACGTAGATAATTTCGAATGGGGAAGAATTATTAAGTGTACATTAGAAGGAAAAGATCAGGAAGAGACGGAGAGCTATCGCGCGAGATTACTTGCGACATATAATTACAGAGGGTTTGCGGGAAATAGGGAATATTACAAAAGCCGTATAAAAGAATTAAGCGGTGTATATGGATGCAAGCTGAAACGTGTAAAGGCACCATCGGACAGAATTGCCATAACTATCATAGGGCAGGATTACAGAAAACCGTCACAGGATGTTATAACTGCAACTCAGACGGCTGTTGATCCGATTGTAAACAGCGGAGAAGGTGAGGGATTTGCACCCATCGGGCATAGGGTGACGATCACTGGCGTAGAAGAAACTACCGTAAATATAGAGACAACAATCACATGCGAATCCGGATACACCGCTGAAGCTCTGAAAAGCTATATTAACCAGACTATTGATGAATATTTACTAAATCTGAGAAAAGAATGGGAAAATAAAGAAACAATCATCGTGAGAATACTACAAATCGAGGCAGCAGTTGTAAATATCAAAGGAATCATCGATGTGGCAGACACTAAAATCAATGGGAAAGCGGAGAATCTACAGATAACAGATGGAACTGTGCCAGTAAAGGGGGATATCACATGCATATAAATGTGGAGTACCCGGATGTTGTAATAGATATAAGAGAGATAAAAGCGTGCGTTGATGCAGGAGACAACGTTGGAAAGGTTCTTGAAAATTATCTGGAAGAAATTGACCGTAATATTACGATCAAAACAGCTGAAGAATCAGGAATACAGCGCAGAGAAAAGATCCTCGGAATTCAGCCGTTAGATACCGCTAGCCTGGAAGACCGAAAAGTGGAAGTGCTGCTGAGGTGGTGGTCCAGTCCTGTATACACAGAAACAACACTACGCCAGAAACTGGACGCAGTGCTTGGAAGAGAAAACTATATACTGGACATTGAACTGGATAAAAAACAGGTATCATGTCAGGTTGAAGTGACGCGTAAGTATATGATCAAGGGAGTAGAAGATCTGTTTGAACAGATGGTTCCACTCGATTATCTACTAGAAATAACTCTTAGATACAATCAATACAAAAAATATAAACCTTATACATATAAGCAGCTAAAAGAAAAGACATATTACCAGCTGCGGAATGAGGAGGTAACATTTGCAAAAAACAATTAATTATGGATTTCCGAAGCCGGAGGATGATGACTTCTTCAACGTAAAAGATTTCGCAAATATGATGGACAAGGTTGATGAAACACTTGCGAAAGTAGAGAATGCCGGTGGAATTTATGTTGGAGGAACAAACCTTTCTGCAGAAGCTACGATTAACGATGAAGATGCAGAATATCTTGCTTTGAGCAAAAACACAAGCTCTATATCCGAGACGCCACTGTTTTCGAAAAGCCTTGCGCTGAAAATAGGAACATATTCAGTTATGATTCGAATGAAGGTTTCGGATACAACAAAGACAGATTCTGTTATATCTGTAAAAATCAGAAAAGGATCATCTACGGGAGATATTATTAAAGAAATCCGCATTTCGCCAAGTATGTTTGACGAAAAAAACAAATATAAAATTTTGGGAACTATTGTAGATTTCGGAGAAGTAAGAAAAGGTACGAAAATGTACATTGAAGCGTCGATCATGAAGACGACAATAATGGAAACAGTAACAATTGACTATATGCTCGTGAACCCGGCTTACACGTCAGTATCAGCAGTATAGGAGAAGAATAAGGATCATAACAGCTGAATCTTTGAAGCGAATCAAAGAAAAAGTAAAAAAAGTAATGATGAGCAGAACAGCAGAACAAATGGGAGGATCGCTGAAGAAATATGCAACACAGGAGTATGATTTTAGTATCATGCCGCAGAATGGAAAACAGATTTCAGATGAGCATATTCAAAAAATCGTTGATCCGCTTTTAGAAATCAACGATTTCCTGACAGATAACAGTCTGAAAAAAGAAAGAACTGCACTTGAAATGACATTGGAAAAAGCAGAAAATTTCGCAGACAAAATGCTGAACATACAGAAAGATGCAAAGGTATCGGGGTGCAGGGGAAATTGCACAGGTCTATGCGAACTGGCCTGTGCATCTGCCTGTATGGGGTGCACTTCGTGCTCTGGAAACTGCAGCACTACATGTGGAAAACAGTGCTCAGATGGCTGTTCAGGCGGCTGTGGCGGTTGCACAGGTGGTTGCTCGAGCGGCTGCATACATACATGCGGTGCAGGATGCACTACATCAATAAAAGCTTAAAAGGAGGAATGTAAAAGGGCTTGCACATCTAGTTGCGGAACTCAGTGCGCGACAAGCTGTCAGAATACAACGAAAGGAAATTGCGGAAGCTCATGCGGAACCGCATGTTCGACTAGCTGCAAAACTGGATGCAGTGGGAATTGCGACAGGCAATGCAATAGAGCATGTGAGGATGAATGTACGGGTTGTCAGGCAGAATGCAGAGACGATTGCACAGCTGGCTGCAAAACGGATTGCTTCCAGACCTGCACGACAAATTGTGCGCAGACTTGCGCAGACTGCACAAACGAATGTGGAGGCACTTGCTTTGCAACATGTGCAGATGACTGTTCGGGTGGCTGCAAAAATGGATGCACTGGATGCGGGTACAGTTGTTCATACGATTGCTCTGGATGCTCTGGGACATGCTCAGGATACTGTACTGGATGCGACAATAGATGCACAGCATCGTGTTCGACATCATGCACCGGATGCTCTGGTTGCAGTTCGTGCGGAAGTTCATGCGGATCCGAATGCACATCTTCATGCATGGGAGGATGCGCAGAATCGTGCTCAAATAGCTGTTCTACGATTTGCGGAGGATGCAGTACTTCATGCTCGTCAAATTGTTCTACTAATTGCGGAAATGCATGCAAAGATACATGCTATGGGCAAGTTTCATCTACAGTAAAATGACCGACTTGGTCATTTTTGAAAAACAGGAGGAAGAAAAATGAAGTTAGTTTTAAAAAATAAACAGGAAATAGAAATAGCAGGAATGAACAATTCGTTCTCGTTTGAAAAATTTAAAGATGGAAAAGGAAATGAATTAAATTACAACAGCCTTATCACAATGTATGTGGGAGAAAATGAAACTTTTGAATCAGTCAAGAAAAAATTATCAGACGGAAACGATTCGGAGTTTACGTTGACTGTTGGAAAAACAAAAAGGGACTTCCCAGGATGGAAAGTAGATGTGATCACAGAGGATCTGTCAGACAGAGGAAGTGTGATTACAATAAAACTTGGAGCAATCTAAAGAAAGGAGAAAACGATGAGAAAGATGATTGTAGAAATCGAACGAGAAAAAGCAGAATACATTGAAAGATTGAACTTTGAGCTGGGATTTGCAAAAGATGTTATCCAGAGAATTATTGAATCACATCCGAATGATCCGGATGTGATCAATTCCGAAGCATTTAAAGCATATCAAAAAAAAGGAGCAGAGCTGGAAGCGGAGTACAAACTGGCAGTTCAGGAAATTGAAAAGTTGTATATACCGGAAACAATAAAGAAGCACAAATATAATTGGATGCTTCCAAATAATTCGACGAAACTTGAGATCAACATAATGTGCAATTGTGAAATCGAAGGTGTTGAAAATGAAAAGAACTGAGCAGTACACGGAACAATTAAGTAGATTATATCCGGAACTTCATCAGGCAGATGAAAAAGAAAGAATCTTAACACAAACAGTCACCTTTCAGGTGACGGATGACTGCAATCTTGCGTGCACATATTGCTATCAGATCAAAAAAGGAAAACGCAAAATGAGCCTTGAAACGGCTGAGAAAATGATAGATTTACTATTAACCGGAGAAAAAGGGATGAAAGAATATATCAACCCCCATAAATCTCCGGGATTGATCATTGACTTCATTGGCGGTGAACCATTATTGGAAGCAAAATTAATAGACCAGATATGCTCATATGCAATTGGCAGAATGATAGAACTTAATCATCCGTGGCTTGATAAGACGATGTTCTCTATATGTTCAAACGGAACATTATATCATGATCCAGAGGTCATGAAAGTGCTTGATAAATGGAAGAACAGATTGTCTTTCTCGGTCACAGTTGACGGGAATCAAGAACTGCATGATTCTTGCCGCATATTCCCAGATGGAAGCCCTTCGTATGACTTGGCAGTATCCGCGGCAAAAGATTGGATGGACAAAGGGAATTACATGGGTTCGAAGATCACCATTGCACCGGCTAATGTAATGCATACATACGATGCGATTATTCATATGTTCGAGCTGGGATACAATGAAATCAACGCGAACTGTGTATACGAGGACGGATGGAAGCCAATTCATGCAACCGTTTTATATAATGAGATGAAGCGTCTCGCAGACTACATCCTGGAAAACAACATGGATTTCGAAAATGATTATTATTGTTCGCTGTTTGAAGAGGAGTTCTTCCATCCAAAACAGGAGGATGATCTTGAAAATTGGTGCGGTGGGAATGGTGTTATGCTGGCCGTAGATCCGGCAGGCATTATATATCCGTGTTTGCGCTACATGGAAAGCTCTTTAGGAAATCAACAGGAACCTTATTCAATCGGAGATGTAGATCATGGAATCTGTCAGACGGAATGCGACAGATGCCGCGTAGAGCGTTTGAAAAAAATTGACAGGAGAACACAGAGCACAGACGAGTGCTTTAACTGTTCTATCGCAGAGGGCTGCAGCTGGTGCACTGCATATAATTACCAGATTTTCGGTACACCGGACGCCAGGGCAACATATATTTGCATTATGCACAAAGCAAGAGCACTGGCGAATGCTTACTTCTGGAACAGATATTACAGAAAAAATAAAATCAATAAAAGAATGAAACTACACATCCCGAAAGAATGGGCGTTGGATATTATCACGGAAAAAGAATGGAATTTGCTAAAGAGGGAGGCAGAAGAGGAATAATATAATCACTGCTGTTTTTTCAGAAACAGAAACAAATATTCGGGCCGAAACAGCGTGGCAGTATGATTACGGACAGATTCTTCGGATTCAGGGCTTAAATCTTCCAAAGACAGTAGAAATGCATTTCTCGCTGGAAGAAACAGGAGGAACATCCGTAACAAGAATCGGGATAGTAAGAGATTCCGTAATAGACGTTCCAATTCCGGATGCTATGCTGGAAAACGAGGAAAATGATCAGAATTATAAAATATATGCATTTGTATATTTGGCTGGAAATGGATCTGGAAATACAGAACATAAAATAACCATACCGGTTAAAGCAAGACCAAAACCTGAGGTTCCTGGAACACCAGAAGAACCGGAACTCTTCCGGAAAGCAGTTGAAGCCGTGAATGAAGCAGCTGGAAGAGCAGAAAAAGCCCAGGAGCAGGCTGAAGCATGGACACATGGACATGAGAAGCATCCAGAATGTGATACAGATAATGCAAAATATTACGCTGAACAGGCAAAGAAAGAGACTGCATCTATTTCGGGCAGAGTGGAAAATGGAAAGAAAGACATTGATAGTTACATCCGCCAGAAAAAAGCTGATCTGAAAGGAGAAACAGGAAATGTCTTTTTTGCTGCATTTAGAGTTGTGACAGGCAAATTAAAACTGTATTCAGATCCAGCAGTTGATAAGGTTCGGTTTCAAAGAACCGGATCACGTCTGAAGTACAGACTGAAAATGTGACAGGAGGATAAAATGAATACAGAAAATAACTACATAGAAACCGATTTGGGGAATGTTGCCTTAAATCCGAGAGGAGAATATGATTCTTCAGCTGCCTACGAATATCTTGATGCAGTTTCATATCAGGGTGGCTCATACTTCTGCCTGGCAGAGCTGGAGACAACAATTACAGGAATCGCTCCTGATCCGGGTCATAATTCAGAACATTGGCAGATGATAGCCCTTCCAGGAGATATGACACCGGAATATATCGCAGCCCATGATGATGTGATTAATAAAGCCAAACAGGTTGAGACATCCAGAGCAGTAGTAGAGCAGTCCCAGCAGGAAATAGAATCAGCTCACACGGATATGCAGCAGTTACATTCCAACACTGTGCAAGCAGCGCAGGAAGCTGAGAATAGCAGAGACAGTGCCGCAGGCTACGCCCAGAGCGCAGAGCAGTCCAGAAAGGTAGCATCAGAGTCTGAACAGAATATCAATGCACAGATCACCGGATTTGATGAAAAAGTGACCGAATCGGTCACTTTGGCTCGGGAAGAAATTGATAAGACAAGGAAACAGGCGATACAGACTATAATCAGTCAGCAGGAGACATCCGTAAAGAAAGTAAAGAGTCAGACAGAAGATTATATTGAACTGAAAGAATTAGAAGCACAGCAAGGAATTACAGAACATACCAATCAGGAGATTGGAAGATTTGATGTAAACATAAAGACAGCGAAAGATAATCTGAACAAGACAATTGCGGATGCAACTGCAAAGGATACGACACTCAAAAAAACGATTTCGGACGCGACAAATTTAAGCACAGAAATTGGAAAATCCTTAGAAGCTGTCAAAACTGCCACGACTACAGCTGAAACAGCGGCAACAAATGCAAATACCGCTACAAAAGCTGCTAAAGACCAGGCGGCTGCCGCCAAGTCCGCAACAGATGCGCTGATTGCTCAGACACAACATATAACCTTGGCAATAAATAGTGAAGACGGCGGACTTGATATTGTCTATACAGAATAACTAGAGATTATAAATAAAGGAGGAACAGAAATGGCAACAGGAGACCAGACACTCATTAATTTCCCACGCGAAAGCACTATGAAAGAAATTTCACAGGCATTGCAGACAATGGCATTTACACAGGCAGCAAACCTGGAAAACATATCAACGTGGGACCAGATCAGCGGACTTTCCAGAAATGGGTACGCTCAGAAAATTTTTGATTTCGGAGACCAGATTCTTGAGAAATGGACAGATACTGCCGCCGGCCAGGAATATGATTTCCCGTGGCAGGCTACACATTTTGAAAATGTAGAACTGGAGGACGGAGAAGTCATTCCAGGAACATTCCTGGAAGCGCATTACACAACCCCATTTGGATTACAGTTTAGCAACCGTGCATTCTTGCGCTGTCCGGATGGACTGGCAGCAGGAACTTATCACCTCAAATTAGAAAAGGATTGGGGAAATAATGCAAAAGCAGACACATACTGGCAGTTTACTTTGACCAAGGCCGTACCTGCAGGCGGATCAGTATATGGATTCACACAGATGCCGGACGTTGCGCCGAGCAACTGGAAAGCAACCTCTTATGCTGCAGACGGGATCACCACAATTGAAACCGTGGCAGTTACATCCGGATCAGACGGAACAGATCTGGGAACCATGCAGCACACAACCAGAAACGGAAATCTTAACAGTATGCAGGAATCAGCATACGGATGGAATCGCTGGAAATACTCAGCGGCCCGTCAGTGGCTCAATTCAACACAACCAAAGGGCAAATGGTGGACAAAACAGGATGACTGGGATATTGCGCCGAGTCAGTTAGCCACAAAAGACGGTTTCCTCTGCGGAATGCCTGCGGATATGCTGGCAGCATTAAAGACGGTCAAAGTAACTACACTTGCGAACACGGTCAATGATGGCGGCGTGACAGATATCACATACGACAGAGTATTCCTTGCATCCATGTCTCAGATGAATGTCAACATGAGCAAAGAGGAGGGAACAGTTCACGAATACTGGCAGCGGAGAACAAATTCCAAAACACCAATTGAACCATGGAAAACCTATCCGATTATGATTAGATATTCAGCTGCGAACCACACATCACCTCAGTTTGTGTTTTCTCGTTCGGCTCTCCGCGGCAGCGCTAACGGCGTCATGAATGTGAACACCAGTGGCAGCGTCAGCTTCACGTACGCATGGTACTCGAATGTGTACGCCCCGCTTGTCGTCGTATAATCAGCAATCAAATAATCCCTGCACCCACGGATGCAGGGATGGAAAGGAAAAGAAATGGCAGTTAAAGCAGGTGAGAGAAATGTACCGGACACACCGCAGAATAGACAGTTAAATGCAGTATGGTACGCAAGAGAGCTGGCGGTCTACACGATTCAGATCTGCAAGAATAAAAAGGTATTTCTTCCGGAATATCAATCTGCGCTCACGGACGATATCATCCGGACAGCGAAAGACATTTATATAAATGCCTGGACCGCAAACAATATCCGGGTAACAGAAAAGAATAAGAAAGAGCTATGGGCCTGGAGAAGCAAACTGCAGCGTCAGGCGATTCTGGATTGCAACAACTTACTTGCACAGATTGGGCTTGCGCATCCACTCTTTCACCTGAAAGGAAAAAGGGTAGAATATTGGTCAGAACAAACAGTAAAAGTGAGAAATTATATTAAAAAATGGCGGGAATCTGACATAGAAAGATACTCTTAAATTACATGGGACGTAGGCTAACACCTCAGAATGTGTTTTCTCGTTCGGCTAACCGCGGCAACGCTAACAACGTCATGAATGTGAACACCAGTGGCAACGTCAACAACACGAACGCATGGAACTCGAATGTGTACGCCCCGATTGTCTTCCTAAAAGCATTATGGTTATTGCATAGCAATGATCGCCTTGAAGATATAGACAAGGAGCCGAAATCCCTGGCATAAGCCTAAACAATACCGCGGATAATCGAAAGAGACAGTGCGTGACTCACATGAGCCTGCCAGCGCTGAGAAACTGCGGAAATACAAAAGATGAAAGACTATATAACAAGTTATGACAGCTTGTACGAATCCATGATGAAGTGTAAGAAAGGAGTAACCTGGAAGCCCTCTGTTAAATCATTTGTATTGAACGGAGAGGAAAACATACTCCGCATGAAACACCAGCATCAGGAGGGAACCTGGAAAAATGGAAAGCCTAAAACAGTTTTGATTACATATCCAAAACGCCGGGAAGCTCTGAGCATTCCGTTTAAGGATCGCATATATCAAAGGAGTATCAACGACAACTCCCTTTACCCTCAAATGACACGGGGATTTACTTATGCAAACTGCGCCTGCCAGACAGGAAAAGGAACAGATTTTGCAAGGGGATTAGTCAAAAGATACTTATGGAATTATTTCTGTAATTACGGCCTGGACGGATGGACGGTTCAAATTGATATTCACGGATATTATTTGAATATGCGCCACAGTGACGTAGAGAACCAGATCACAGACAGAACAGACAAAGATACGACAGAAATGTCGTGCGGAGTCTTACGGGATCAGTACGCTGGAGAGACCGGATACAATCCCGGATCGCAAATGGTCCAGATCGCAGGGATCTCTCTTTTAGATCCTGTCGATCATTACATCAAAGAACAGTTGCATGTAGAATATTACATAAGGTATATGGATGATTTCTGGATCCTTGTCCAGACCAAGGAAAAAGCGGAAGAGGTTTATTCCGGGACGATAAAGAAACTCCGACAATATGGTCTGGAGATAAATGAAAAGAAATCCCATATAACACCGCTTAGAAAAGGATTCACATTCCTGGGTTTCGATTACCGGCTAACAGATACAGGAAAGGTGATTATGACACTAAACTCAGACAGCGTAAAACATGAGAGGAGAACCCTCGTGAGAATGGTTCATAAATCTCAGAAAGGGAAGCTGGAAGAGAAGAAAGTAGACGAACATCACAACTCTTGGGAAAACAATGCTGACAAAGGTAATTCGTACAAAATGATGCAAAGAACAAACGAATACTTAGAAAAATTGAGAAAGGGTGAAGAACATGGAAGTAAGAAAAATGACTCAGACACCTGCGGAAGCGGCAGAGGACGAGAACCTCAGAGCAACCGTAGAAAAGCAGAAAAAAATCATTGAAAACCAGAACGTAACAATTCAGTATCTGGCAGCAATGACAGACGTTTATATTCCAGAAGAAACGGAGGAGGATGAAGATGTACAGAATTTTATTGAAAATGAAGAAAATGTATAACCACGAAAACTGGCTGAAAATGGTAGAACAGGCAAAGGAACGTGGAAAACTTACAGATAAAGAATATCAGGAACTCATTTCTTTACCAGAGGAGAATAAATGACAAAATTACAGATCATAAGCAAACTCTGGTCCATCATCTTTGACCTGGTCTTGCTTGCAAACGGCCAGAGCAATAAAACTCTGCAGGAGATTGAAAAGGACATTGATCTAGTAGAATTTAATTGCCGTAAATATGCAGATGTTGACGATGATGAACTGCCAGAGAATATAAGAGCAGAGCCGCTGAAAGACATATTGCCGTTTTAAAATTGTGCCGGCGCAAACCGGAGAAAGAGTGAAACAGTGAAAGAAATACTCGTGCAGACATATACTATTGTGTTGCCGGTTCTTTTAGGGTATATCGTCTGGATCTTGAAGAACCAGAAAAAGGACCGGGATGCAAACAGCAAGGGAACCATGCTCCTGCTCCGTACTCAACTGATCGAGTACCATGCAAAGTACATGAAACTGGGAGATATCCCTTCCTACGCATATCAGAACTTCTGCGAGATGTATGATGCATATCATGCGTTGGGTGGAAATGGCATGGTAACAAAAATGAAACAGGAAATCGAAGAATTGCATATTAAAAGAAAAGGGGAATGATTATGGATGTAAAAGTAATGATGCAGTATGTAACTTATGGTCTGGCACTGATCGGAGGGCTTGCTTTCATGGTATCAATCATTGTGCAGGTGATTAAGGAGCTTCCGGGATTGAAAAACATTCCGACCAGCATTGTAGCTCTTGTAGCGTCCCTGGTACTGTGTCCGGTGGCATTGTCTGTATTGTGTACATATTATAAAACGGTGATCACATGGTATTATGTGTTCGCATCATTCCTGGCCGCTTTTGTAGTATATCTGGTAGCAACTGGCGGCTGGGAGAAGGTAAAAGAGATCTGGGACAGAACAAAGTATAAGGATTCAGGGGATGAGTGATCATCCCTTTTTCTCTATGAAAGGAGACTGACATGGAAATAAGAGGAATAGACGTTTCTGCATGGCAGGGAAACATAAATTGGGATACCGTGGCCAACTACGGCATGGATTTTGTAATCCTCCGGATCGCAGAAGCCGGAAACGTGATTGATAACTGCTTTGAGAAAAATTACTCCGGATGTCAGAAGCATAACATTCCAACCGGAGCATATAAATACAGTTATGCCATGACATTTGCGGAGATACAGAGCGAAGCCAGAAAAGTAGTGGAAGTTTTGAACGGGCGAAAACTGCAGTATCCGGTCTGGCTGGATTTGGAATGGAATAATCAGAGAAGCCTCGGAGCTGAACAGATCCATAAATTGGCAGAAGCATTCGAAAAGATTATCACGGCAGCGGGATATAAATTTGGTATTTATTG